CCTCTGGCGGTGGAGCATCAAGCGAAACGGGAATAACAGCCACAATTGCAGATTTTACAGTTACAGTTGGCGCTAGTGGTGCAGGTACTACAAACGGTGTCGGTGTAAATGGTGCCAATTCAGTCTTCGGCAGTATTACATCAATTGGTGGCGGTGGCGGTGGGATTTGGAATAGCACTGATGGTGTTGCTGGTGGTTCTGGTGGTGGTGGTGGTGCTGGAGGCACCAACGCTGGTGGTGCAGGGACTTCAAATCAAGGTTTTGCTGGAGGTGAAGCTGTTTCAGCCGCAGCTGCTGGTGGCGGTGGTGCGAGTGCCGTGGGTGCTGATGGCGCTTCTGCTGCCGGAGCTGGTGGAGCTGGAGTAGCCTCAACTATTTCTGGGTCATCTGTTACACGCGCTGGAGGCGGCGGCGGTTCTATAAACAGCGGAACTAATGGTGCTGGCGGTTCTGGCGGTGGCGGTGCTGGTGTTTCGCCTACTGCAGCTGGTAATGCTGGTACTGTGAACACTGGCTCTGGTGGCGGTGGAAACTGGTCTGGTGGACAGTCGGGTGGAGCAGGTGGTTCAGGCGTCGTAATCGTTCGTTATAAATACAAATAGATGAAAGAAGATATAACTTGGTGGCGTTTTGATAACGCAGTAGACTCTAAAACGTGCAACAAGATAATAAAACTTGCTGAGAAGAAATGGGAAACGGCAACGACTAATGGAAAAAAAACCCAAGAAAAGCGAAAGACAAATATTTCTTGGACAACTGAACAATGGATTTACGATTTGGTATTTAGTTACATGATCTCTGCAAATACACAAGCTGGATGGGATTTTGAAGTAGATGCCGCAGAAGGTATGCAGATTGGTAAATATAGTAAGGGATGCTTTTATGATTACCACCAAGATGGAGATGGTGTAACAACTTATGACACACCAGAGAATAACTGGACTAATAATAAAACAAGAAAGTTATCAATGTCTATACTGCTCAACGAGGACTATGAAGGTGGCGATTTTAAGTTTTATGATGATGAAGAAATTGCATTAAAGGGAAAATCAAAAGGAAGTATTCTTGTGTTTCCATCTTATATGCAACATTGTGTAAAAGAGGTAACAAAAGGAAACAGGTATTCGTTAGTCGTGTGGTTTCTTGGCCCTAAATTTAAATAAATAGAAAGTGAAATATAAAATGGAAGTAAAAAAATGTGGTCGATGTAGTCACAGTATGGAAAGTGGATCAGATGAAGAAATATTATGTATAGCTAATCCACCTGTGGTTATAGTTTTTGAAGGTAAAATTATGAGTATGTTTCCCTCTATGATGTTGTGGGGCAAATGTGATAACTTTATAAAAGGTAAAACTCAAAAATTAAACAAACAACCTCCAGAAATTCTGGAACCAGAACTAAAGGTAATAAAATAATGGCTCATTACGCTCAAGTAAATTCAGACGGAATTGTCGTTCAAGTCTTAGTGATGGACAACGATATGGAAACTAATCAGGGTGAAGCAGCGTGTATTGCTTGGCTTCAAAAAAATGTTAACGATGATGAATGGGTTAAAACCAGTTTTAATAATAAGATAAGAAAACAATATGCTGGTATTAATTATACATATGATTCTGATAAAGATATTTTCATTGGTCCTCAACCCTTTGCATCATGGTCTTTGGACAGCAATAACGATTGGGAAGCACCGATAGCACTGCCAGATGATGCTAGTGACGATAAAAGGTATTCGTGGGATGAAGACGTATACCAAGCTGACAATTCTAAAGGTTGGGTTGTAGTAGAATAATAGTATTTGGTGGAGTGGTTACTCTTATAAATATGTAGAAAGGAATAAATTCTATGGCTATACCTTCTACGAAAGCAACCCTAAAAACTTACTGTCTGAGATCACTTGGTTCTGGTGTTATCGATATTAACGTATCTGATGATCAGGTAGATGACCGCCTAGATGAAGCCTTACAATATTTCGCACAATATCACTACGATGGTATTGAGAAGATGTATCTTAAACATCTGATATCTACTGATGATGTTACACGAGCATTAACCGACACCTCAACTACAGCAACGGATACTGTGGATGATTCTGTGACAGCAACATGGAAAGAAGGTAATAACTGGATTCCTGTTCCACAAGCTGTTGTTTCTGTTCTAAGAGTTTTTCCTTTAACTGATACTGGTGGTGGAGGAAGTCTATTTGATGTTCGTTATCAACTAAGACTAAATGATCTTTATGATTTTTCATCTACCTCTGTTATGGATTATCAGTTACAGATGCAGAATTTAGATTTCCTTGAGCATATTCTTGTGGGTGAAACACCTATACGTTTTAATCAACATCAAAACCGTCTGTATATTGATATGGATTGGCAGAATAAAATAGAACCTGATACTGAGCATATAATCATAGAGTGCTATCGTAAGGTTGATCCAACATCTTACACAGACATATATGATGACATATATCTCAAAAGGTATGCAACTTCTCTCATTAAAAAACAATGGGGTGCAAACCTATCTAAGTTTAGTGGTGTTGCAATGTTGGGTGGTGTTACCATGAACGGTGAAACTATTTATTCACAAGCAATAGAGGAGCAACAGAAACTAGAGGATCAAATTCAGTTAGCATTTGAATTACCAGTAAGTTATATGGTAGGATAATAATATGGCTGTAAATTCATTCTTTCATACTAGTAATGTTGCTGCAATATCAACAGAGCAAAGTTTATATTCAAATTTAATTGCTGAAGCAATTCAAATACATGGTCACGATGTCTTCTATATGGATCGTACTATTGTTGCAGAAGATTCCATTCTTGGTGGAGACACTCTTTCTAAATTTAAAGATGCTGCTAAAATAGAAATGTATATGGAAAATGCAGACGGTGGTTTTGCTGGTGAACGAGAGATAATGAATCAGTTTGGTTTACAGAATTTAAGTGAAGCAACCTTCGTAGTAAATAAATTAAGATTTCAAGAACTCACAAAACAAATAACAATAGAGGCAGGAACATCAGCTGATGTTGACGGTACAGGAGATGTAGAAGAAGGTGGTTCTATTCTATTAGAAGCTGGTACTCTTGCTGAAACTTCTACAGATTTAGAGGGAAGTGATTTCTACATTATATCAGAAACAGATGCGACAGATTCAGATCGTCCATATGAGGGTGATGCAATTTATCATCCAATACTCAAAAAGATGTTTCAAGTTAACTTTGTAGATCACGATGAGCCTTTCTTTCAGTTAGACAATAACCCAGTATATAAATTAAGATGCCGTCTATATGATTATGCTTCTGAGGAGCTTGATACTGGTATAGATGATATAGATGACATACAAGGTGTATTATCTACATCTACTTCTGAATATCAATTCACAATGGAATCGGAAAGTGCTGTAGTTAATGCAATAACTATGGAAGATAATTCTGGTCGTATTATACACGAAAATGATACAGATGAACTTGTAGTCTACGAAGACAGTGATATGACAACATCTGCTGGTGTTATTCTACTAGAGAATGATGCAGATACAGGTAATAAAGAATACTTAATTCAAGAAGACTATATAATAGGTGATGGTTCAACAGCAGGTATACAAGGGGCTCAAAATGAGTTGTTTGACTCAGCTGATGACACAGTACTAGATTTTAGTGAATCAAATCCATTTGGGGATGTAGGGAGTAATTCGTAATGTTAGGACAGCAGTTTTATCACGAAAGCATAAGGAAAGTTATTATTGCTTTTGGTACAACTTTTAATAATATACAACTTGTTCGTAAGGACAATGATGGAAATATAAAGCAATCAATGAAGGTTCCTCTTGCTTATGGACCAAGACAGAAATGGCTTACACGTTTGAATGACGATGCTGATCTATCAAAGACAGTTGCTATTACTCTTCCTCGTATTGGTTTTGAAATACAAAATCTTTCTTATGATCCTAATAGAAAACTCAATAGAGTGCAGAAGTTTAAAAAAGTTAAAGGTAATGATGATCGTCTTGATACTCAGTATATGCCTGTCCCTTATAATTTAAATATACAGTTATATGTGATGGCTAAAGAATCTGATGATTCCTTACAGATCATAGAGCAAATTCTTCCTTACTTTCAACCAGACTATACCCTTACTATTAATGACATGGCTGATATGGGAATTAAAAGAGATGTTCCTATCGTTCTGAATAGTGTGTCATATGAGGATAATTATCAAGGAGACTTTGAAACAAGACGAGCATTAATTTATACTTTAGATTTTA